CTATATTTTTGCTCCGGGGGGATATTTGGGGGGAGCAATGGGCATAACATAGTATTTAGAAACCACTTAATACTATGTCGGTCTCGGATGAAAGGAGGTGTCAACATGTCTGAACCGAAGAAGAAGTCAGGGGCAAGGCGGTCGCCACCTGCCAGAACTCCTGAGGCACGAGAGAACCAACTCATCAACATGGCGTTCGACCTAGCCGAGAAGCAGTTGAAGGATGGAACAGCTTCGGCTGCCGTCATCAGCGGCTTCTTGAAGCTCGGGTCTAGTCGTGAGAAGCTTGAGCAAGAACGTATTCGTAATGAACTAGAGTTGAATGAGCAGAAGATGGAAGCGCTCAAGGCGCAGGCCGCACTCCAGTCCGTCTACACGGAAGCACTGGAAGCCATGCGTGCTTATTCTGGCAACAGCTCTTCAACTGTGGTGGTGAATCCAGATGACGACTTTGGCGACTAGATCTTGGCAAGAGCTATCTCAGTTCGAGACCTTTGAGGAGCGCTTTGATTACCTTAACCTTGCTGGATACGTCGGAGAAGCCACGTTCGGTTACGATCGATGGATCAATCAGCAGTTTTACGGTTCACGAGAGTGGAAGCAGGTCCGAGAGTTTGTTATTCTCCGAGATGAAAGCTGTGACTTGGGAGTTCCCGGTTACGACATTCATCGAGAGATCCTGATTCACCACATGAATCCGATTACTCCGGACGCTATCACCCATCACGATCCCGATATTCTGAACCCAGACTTCTTGATCACCACGACTAAGCGTACTCACAATGCGATCCACTATGGCAATCGCTCCATGCTCCCAAAGAAGTATGTCGAGCGTAGTCGAAACGATACCACACCCTGGCGATAGGAGGTGACCAGCATGACCGACAGTATCCTTTTGAGTACAAAGGAGAAGCTAGGCCTCGCGGCCGACTATACAGTGTTTGACTCACAGGTGATTGACTTCATCAACAGCGCATTTTCTACTGTTGCTCAGATTGGTCTCGGTCCCCCCGAGGGTTTCATGATCAATGGTAATACCGAAGAGTGGGACGATGTTCTCGTCTCTAATCTTCATCTTAACGGAGTCAAGGCTTATATTTTTCTGAAAGTTCGCCAGATGTTCGATCCCCCGACCACTGGTTACCACGTTACCGCCATGGAGAAGCAGATTCAAGAGCTTGAGTGGCGCCTGAACACATACAGAGAGGGGGAGCAATGGAGTCCACCACTAGTCCCGACGGAAGGCTTGTATCCGGAAGAGCCCTGGTAGAAGACACGCTTGAGCACTACGGCACCAAGGGTATGAAGTGGGGCGTTCGTAAGGCCGCCATTAAGCTCGCTACAGCCCAGGCTGATAAGGACATTAAGCTTCATAAGGATGCCCGCGACAACAAGGGACTTATCGGAAAAGCAGCATTGGCCGATAAGTATACCTGGGGTCGCAATGGTAAGTTCGAGGGCTATCACAACGCTCGAATCGCCGAACTTGAGCGTTCTCGCGAACGAATCCAAAACGGTGAAATGCTTACACGAACAATCTTGTTCGGCACTAAGTATTCGAAGGGGTAGGAGGCGCTATGAGTGACGACATGCAGGAAACCGTTGAATCAGGCGCCGATTTTCTCGAACACTATGGCATCAAGGGTATGAAGTGGGGCGTTCGAAAGGATCGTTCTGGTGGACGAGACCAAAAGGGCGTTGGCTACGTGGTCAAGCCTGGCAAGGGAATCGTAAAGACCACTGGCGGTAAGGGGCACATGCCCACCGAAGACGCCGTTCGTAAGGCTGCCACCAAGCAGAAGGCAAAGGCTAGCTCAACCGACGCACTTAGCAACCAAGAACTTAAGCAGCTTGTCGAGCGAATGAATCTCGAACAGCAGTATAAGAAGCTTTCGGCACAGCAGTCAACACAAAGTGCTGGGGCCAAGTTCATCAAGGGCATGATTAAGAGCGAAACCGATTCCTTGCAGAAGGGCAAGCTCGGCCCAGTGACCGCAATTGTTGTCGGCGGACTAACTACTTTGCTTGCTGCAAAGGTAGGTGCTTCGGCGGGAGCTAGTTCTGCAGCTCGTAATGCTAGCAAGGCTGGTGGCAAGGTCGTTGTCGGTAAGGTTTTGAGTTCGTCTACGAAGATTCTTTAAGTTAGAGAGGAGGGTTAGATGCTTTCAAACACAGCGACACCAATCTACTATGGAATGTTCCGTGATGCAGTTCTTCGCGGTGATATTCCCGTGTGCCGTGAAATCTCAATGGAGATGAATCGCATCGATGCCCTCATCGCTAACCCAAACATCTACTATGATGACGAAGCCATTAACGGTTTTATTCTGTACTGCGAGAATGAGCTAACACTCACGGACGGAACCGACCTACATCTACTCGACAGTTTTAAACTTTGGGCCGAGCAGATCTTTGGTTGGTATTACTTCGTAGAACGTAGTGTCTATGAGCCATATCCTGACAACCATGGCGGCCAGTACGTACAGAAGACAGTCAAGAAGCGTCTAACCACAAAGCAATACCTGATCGTTGCTCGTGGAGCAGCTAAGTCCATGTATGCTGAGTGCATTCAAGCATATTTCTTGAATGTAGACACTTCGACAACACACCAGATCACTACGGCACCTACGATGAAGCAGGCAGAAGAGGTAATGTCTCCTCTTCGCACAGCCATTACGCGCTCGCGCGGGCCGTTGTTTAAATTCTTGACTGAGGGTTCGCTTCAGAACACCACAGGCTCTAAGCTCAATAGAGTTAAGCTCGCCTCAACCAAGAAGGGCGTGGAGAACTTCCTAACTGGATCTCTCCTGGAGGTGCGCCCAATGGCGATTAACAAACTACAGGGTCTAAGGCCTAAGGTTTCGACAATCGACGAATGGCTTTCCGGAGATCTAAGAGAAGACGTTGTTGGTGCCATTGAGCAAGGTGCATCTAAGCTTGATGATTGGCTCATTGTCGCTATATCCTCGGAAGGTACGGTCCGTAATGGTTCTGGAGACACCATCAAGATGGAGCTTCAGGATATTTTGAAGGGTGAGTACCTTGCTCCGCACATCTCGATCTTCCACTACAAGTTGGACGAGATTGAGGAAGTTGCTGACCCGTCAACATGGCTTAAGGCCAACCCGAATCTTGGTTTGACTGTCACTTATGACACGTATCAACTCGACGTTGAGCGTGCGGAGAAGGCTCCTGCCTCTCGTAACGATATTCTCGCCAAGCGCTTTGGTATTCCCATGGAGGGATACACCTACTTCTTCACGTATGAGGAGACGGTCCCACATCGTCAGCGTACTTACTGGCGTATGCCCTGTGCACTTGGCGCAGACCTCTCTAAGGGTGACGACTTCTGTGCTTTCACATTTTTGTTCCCCCTTGGTGGGGATGCATTTGGCGTCAAGGCTCGAAGTTACATCACCGAACTCACATTGATGAAGCTGCCCGCAGCAATGCGCTATAAGTACGATCAGTTCGTCAATGAAGGTAGCCTACACGTGCTTCCGGGAAATGTTCTGGACATGATGATGGTCTATGACGACCTTGAAGCGCATATTTTGTCATGTGAGTACGACGTACGTGCTTTTGGTTACGACCCGTACAACGCGAAGGAGTTTGTGACTCGGTGGGAAGGCGAGAATGGTCCTTTCGGAATTGAGAAGGTTATTCAGGGAGCTCGGACTGAGTCTGTTCCCCTGGGTGAGCTAAAGAAGCTGAGTGAACAACGACTTCTCTTATTTGACGAGGACCTTATGTCGTTCGCTATGGGTAATGCCATTACGTTGGAAGACACTAATGGTAACCGCAAGCTGTATAAGGCACGTCAAGAGGACAAGATCGACAATGTGGCGGCGTTGATGGACGGATACGTTGCATACAAGGCCAACAAGGACTCTTTTGAGTAACTCAACGATTGCAGAAAGGAGGTGACTCGGTGACGAGACCATCGCAAGTATTAAAGCACGCCTGGAATGTGTTTAATGGCTCAGAGGTCGACCGAGGTAACATTGGACCTTCGTCTGGTAACTTCGGCATTCGGCCTGATCAGAATAGATTTCGTCTTTCTAGTGAGCGATCTATCATCTCTTCGATTTACACACGAATTGCTATTGACGCAGCGTCCGTAGCCATTCGACATGTTCGATTGGACGATCAAGATCGCTACATGGAAGACATCAACTCTAAGTTGAATCTATGTCTGACACTAGATCCAAACATTGATCAGGACTCACGAGCTTTACGGCAAGACATCATCATGACCACACTCGATAAGGGTGTTTCTGCAGTCGTTCCGATTGACTACTCCGTTAATCCATCAACCAGTGGTGGCTATGACATCGAAACGATGCGAGTCGGCGAGGTTGTTGCTTGGTATCCCGAACATGTGACTGTCAATCTCTACAATCAGCAGCTCGGAACCAGGCAAGAGATTACAGTTCCGAAGAAGCTTGCCTGTATTGTAGAGAATCCGCTTTACGCGGTAATGAATAGTCCTAATTCAACGCTTCAACGGTTGATGCGAAAGCTTAACCTTCTCGACGCAATCGACGAACAGTCTGCGTCAGGTAATCTGGACTTGATTATCCAGTTGCCCTATGTGATTAAGTCGGAAGCACGTCGACAGCAGGCTGAACAGCGGCGAGTGGACATTGAGAATCAGCTCAAGAACTCCCAGTACGGCATTGCGTACACCGACGGAACCGAGAAGATCACACAGCTAAACCGTCCGGCCGAGAACAACCTCCTTAAGCAAGTCGAGTTCTTGACCGAGATGTTGTACAGCCAGCTGGGTCTAACCGCCGAGGTAATGAACGGTACGGCAGACGAGCAGGCTATGCTTAACTACCACAGCCGAACCATCGAGCCACTTGTTTCGGCAGTAACTGCAAACATGGAGCGGAAGTTCCTCACTAAGACTGCTAGGACTCAAAAGCAGGCTATTAGGTACTTCTCCGATCCATTTAAGCTTGTTCCTGTCACTCAGCTAGCTGAGATTGCAGACAAGTTTGTTCGGAATGAGATTGCAACTAGTAATGAGATGCGTGGCGTCGTTGGTTGGAAGCCTTCGAAGGACCCAAAGGCTGACAAGTTGATTAACAGCAACATGCCGCAACCAGCAACGGAAAAGCCGCCAGTTAATCCGGCAGCTCAACCACAACCAGAAAGCGGCGACAAGGCCGTTGACCACTAAAGGAAAGGAGAACTGTCAAAATGGAAGCAGATTTTTCTGGCTACGTTACCAAGGCAGGACTCAAGTGCGCTGACGGCCGAACGATTATGCCGGATGCGTTCCAACACATGAACGGAGAGATTGTTCCGCTCGTGTGGCAGCATGGTCACGGAGAGCCAGAGAATGTTCTGGGTCACGTGAAGCTTGAGCATCGTGCCGATGGCGTGTATGGTCATGCATATTTCAATGAAACGCCTAAGGGTCAGCACATGAAGCTGGCCGTTCAGCATGGCGACGTGAATGCTATGTCTATTCACGCTAATAGGCTCGTGGAGCGATCGAAGCAGGTCTTCCACGGGATCATCAATGAGGTCTCCCTTGTTCTTCGAGGAGCCAACCCGGGTGCGCTGATCGACTACGTTCGTGTAGCACACTCCGACGGCTCGGTTGAGACGATCGAGGATGAGGCAATCATCTACACCGGCCTTGAGTTCAGTCACTCGGGCGGAAAGGCAGAACCCGTGGAAACCACCACAGAGCCTGTCGTCGAGCACGCGGACGACAAGACGGTCGCCGAGATCTACGATGGTATGACCGATGAGCAGAAGGACGTCCTTCACTACATGGTCGGTGTCGCAGTAGAGCAGGGCGGCGAAGTGAAGCAGTCTGCTACCGAGGCAGACGAAACCAACAATGGCGAGGGTACCCTCGAACACCAGGAAGGTTCAGAAATGACGCACAACGTCTTTGAGACGCACGGCGGCACCGGTGCTCCGGCCCCTCGCCCGGCTCTCACGCACGACCAGCTGAAGTCGATTGTCGACGACGCTGAAAAGTATGGTTCGCTCAAGGAGTCGTTCCTCCAGCACGCGCAGGAGTACGGCATCCAGAACATTGACATCCTGTTCCCGGACGCCAAGACGGTTGACGGAAACGCCCCCCAGTGGGTCTCCCGTCCGATGGATTGGGTCCCGAAGGTCCTGAATGGTGCGAGCAAGTCCCCCTTCTCGCGCATTAAGAGCCTGTCGGCCGACATCACGTGGGACGAGGCCCGTGCCAAGGGTTACGTCAAGGGTAACATGAAGAAGGAGGAGTTCTTCGCGATCACGAAGCGAACGACTACCCCCACCACGCTGTACAAGAAGCAGAAGCTTGACCGTGACGACATCATCGACATCACGGACCTCGACGTTGTCGCGTGGATCAAGGCTGAGATGCGCGTCATGCTCGATGAGGAGCTTGCTCGCGCTGCGCTGGTCGGCGACGGCCGTGAAGTTGACGACGTTGACAAGATCAACGAGAGCAACATCCGTCCGATCGCTTACGACAACGACTTCTACACCCACAAGGTTACCCTTGGCGCTGGCGTCACCGGTGACGCGGTTGTGGATGAGTTCGTCAAGCTTCGCAAGAACTACAAGGGTGGTTCTAACCCGACGTGCTTCTGCACCGAGGACTTCCTGACCGAGCTCCTGCTCGTCAAGGACACCACCGGGCAGCGTATCTACAAGACTGAGGCGGAGCTGGCTGCGGCTATGCGCGTCTCCAACTTCGTTACCACCCAGGTGCTTGAGGGCCGTGTCCTCAACAACGCACCGATCCTGGCCATCCTGGTCAACATGTCGGACTACACCTTTGGTGCCGACAAGGGTGGAAACATCGGTATGTTCGATGACTTTGACATCGACTACAACCAGTACAAGTACCTGATCGAGACCCGTGTCTCTGGTACGCTCACCAAGTGGAAGACTGCGGTCACCGTTGCTCGTGCCAACGCCAATGGTGTTGTTACGCCTAACGACCCGACCTATGTCTCCGGCACTGGTGTTGTGACGATCGTTGCTACGGCTAACGTCACCTACATCAACGCCGAGACCGGTGCTACGCTCACCACTGGCGCTCAGACCGCTATCCCCGCGGGTGGTTACCTGCGCGTGAAGGCTGTTCCGGCCGCTGGTTACGCGATCGCCAACAACCAGAAGTCCACCTGGCTCTTTAACCGCGCCTGATAAGGTAGGTCTCACTAATGGCTAGATACCATGGTGAGATTGGTTACGGTGTATCTGCCGAGACCCCTCCGAACTCTGGTGTGTGGATAGATGAGATTACTGAAAGATCATATTTTGGTGATGTTGTCCGAAACACAGTCCAGAGTTCGGAGGGCGAACGGCTTAACAATGATATTTCCGTAAGCAACTCAATCAGCGTAGTTGCTGATGCTTATGCCTATGAGAATTTTCATGCCATTAGGTATATTAAGTGGATGGGGTCACGCTGGACCGTTCAAGAGATTGAGGTTCAGAGTCCTCGTCTAATTTTGAGACTAGGGGGTGTATACAATGGGCCGATCCCGTCTTGAGCTTCACGCTCAACTGACAGACATTACTCCCAAAGTATATTACCAACCGCCTAATGGTTTGCGTATGGAGTATCCGTGCATCGTCTACAACAAGTCGGATGTACTGACGCTTCACGCAGGTAACGATAAGTATCGGAATACAACTCGTTACACGGTGACGGTTATTGACCGTGATCCGGATAGTTCCATCCCAGAGTCTGTTTTGGATTTGCCTTTGTGTAGCTATGATAGACGCTTCGCAGCTGACAATCTGAATCATGACGTTTTTACGCTTTACTTCTAGAAAGGTAAAACAATGCCAGTTCTGCAATGGGACCAGTTCGGCGAGCGTTTCTACGAGACGGGTGTCGATCGCGGAGTCCTCTACCTCCCCAATGCAAGTGGGGTTTATGACACGGGTTATGCCTGGAACGGTCTGACCGCTGTTACTGAGTCGCCCTCGGGTGCCGAGAGCAACAAGCAGTATGCAGACAACCAGGTTTACGTCGACCTTCGCTCTGCGGAAGAGTTTGCCGCAACGATCGAGGCCTACACCTACCCGACGCAGTTTGCTCAGTGCGACGGATCGCGTTCGCCCTACTCGGGTGTTCAGATCGGTCAGCAGCTGCGCAAGCCCTTCGGTCTTTCGTACCGCTCACGCATCGGTAACGATGTCGACGGCACGGACAAGGGTTACAAGCTGCACCTCATTTACAACGGTATCGCGTCGCCGACCGAGCGTGCTTTCGGCACGATCAATGACTCGCCTGAGGCTATCACGTTTAGCTGGGAAGTCATGACCACCAAGGTCGAGGTGGGTACCATCAACTCCATCAAGTTCGCGCCGACCTCGTACATCGAGATCGACTCGACCAAGGTCGCTGGCGCTGCTTTGACCAACCTGGAGAACCTCCTGTACGGAACGGCGGGCACCAACGCGTCCCTCCCGACCCCGCAGGCTGTCGCTGCGCTCTTCTCTGGCGGAGCGGCTACGGTTGTCCTTCTCACCAACGCCAACGCCCCGACCTTCGTTTCGGGCACCGGTGTCATCACTCTGCCGGCCGTCACCGGCATCAAGTGGTACATCGATGGCGTACTCAAGACCGCGGGTGCTCAGACGGCGATCGGTACCGGTACTACGGTGGTTGTCACCGCAGTTCCGGATGCCGGTTACGTGCTGGACCCGAAGTCGGACAGCGACTGGTCGTTCACTCGACCGTAATGACAGAAAGGAGGCCAGAGAATGCTTACTATTACTGTCCCAGGACAAGAATTCTACGACGAATCAACCGGAGAGTTCTTCACAAAGGGCGACGTTGTGCTCCATCTAGAGCATTCTCTGGTCTCCCTGTCAAAATGGGAGTCGATTTGGGAAGTGCCTTTCCTTGCAAAGGGAGAACGCACACCAGAACAACTCTATAGTTATGTGAAATGCATGTGTACTCATGCGTTATCTGACGAAGAGGTATTTGGTCGTCTGACCGAAGAGAATCTGACTCAGATTAACAACTACCTAGACGCTAAAAACTCCGCAACGGTTTTCTCTGAGAGTCGCGGAGCACCCTCTAGGGAAGTGATTACCTCGGAGATCATCTACTACTGGATGGTGCAATCTAACATCCCATTCGAGACGCAACACTGGAACTTGAATCGGTTGTTTAACTTGATTCGTATCTACGGAATCAAGAACTCCAAGCAGAAGCGGATGAGTCGTTCCGACGCCCTTTCTCAGCAGCATGCTCTAAACGAGCAACGACGTCAAGCATTGGGAACTAGCGGATAGAAAGGAGGATCTTATGCCCGCAGTCTTGTGGAATGAACCCGGAGCAAAGCTTTACGAAGATGGCATCGATAAGGGTGTTGTCTATGCAGATGGGACTTACGCCGCCTGGAATGGATTAGTTTCGGTTACAAGAGACCCATTCATTCGATCTAGAGAACAGTTGTTCCTTGACGGTCAAGTGTACGGACACCAGACAGTTTATGGTGGACACAGTGGAAGCATCACCGCGTACACATACCCAGACATTCTTCTACCCTTCCTAGGATACGAAGACAAGAATCTGGGCGTGTTCTTTGATGACCAACCCTCAGAGTTTAACTTCAACTTGTCATACAGGACTAAGATTGGAAACGATCTAGAAGGACTCGACAAAGGTTATAAGATCCATCTGCTTTACAATGTTAGTTTGGTTCCCGATGCTGTTGAGTCTAATACAATTGATTCCTCGGCAGAGCCAGACTTGTTCGGGTGGTCGTATAGTTGTATTCCCGATAAGTCGGTGGCTAACACCCGACCGGTTTCACATATTGTCATTGACTCGACCAAGGCGCCTTTGAATGCCTTGAATTACATCGAGGAAGTTTTGTATGACGTAGCGTCAAGTGGACCTCGTATGCCCTCGGCACTTGAGGTTCTAACTCTAATGGATGCCGGAGCAGATGTCCTGCTTCCACTTCCCGCGACAAATCGCTACCCGTCTACAACTGTGTATCCCGATACGATCTAAGAAAGGAGTTTCGAAATGGCTTATACGCCAACTACTTGGGCTAATTCACCATCTACGGCAACGCCGCTTAGCGCAGCGAACCTTAACAAGATGGAAACGGGTATCGACCAGGCCCACGACCACCTCGACAACGCCGCCATTCATGTCCCCACAGCTGGCGCAGGCGGCACTACTAACTTCCTCCGCGCAGACGGTACTTGGGCCGCTCCTCCCGGCGGAGCCGGTATCTCAGACGGTGACAAGGGCGATATTACTGTCTCAGCATCTGGAACAGTATGGACCGTCGACAACAACTCTATCTCTAACGCCAAGTTGGCCCAGATTGCTACTGCCCGCCTTCGTGGTCGAGTTACTGCAGCAACCGGCAACGTGGAAGACCTTACTGGCACTCAGGCCACGACGCTTCTTGATATTTTTACTACATCGT